TGCCAGACCCATCAGGTCATTCATCATATCCATGCCCGCTTCATTGCGGAATACACGGGTAGTGACAGCATCAACTTCGCGCCAGTAATCACGAGAAACCAGCGCGGTAGCGTTGGTCTGATACTCGGCGTTCATGGCTTCTTCTTTGTTTTTGAATACCTGGCGGTCAATGCCAAGCGCCTTCCACTGACCTGCAACTACTTTAGAGTTGGCAATCAGCGGCTTGCTAAACACTGCTTTCATGATTGTCATATTTATGCGCTCGCTAATTCTGCGTTACCAGCGCGGCGTACAGCTACCAGCTCTGGACCAGTGGATGAAACGGTGTAGGCTTCGTGTGCAAAGAAAATAACCTGCTCACCAGCTGCTGCTACCTTCAGGACGCCAGAGGCATTCTTTGACAGCGGGGTGTTTTTTGCCAGCACAGATGATGCCGCAACCAGCGCATGATAAGTTACGCCGAATTCGCACATCAGCGCAACGCCGGTAGCGCCAACAGGAACGGCCTGTGATACTTCCATGCCACCAATATAGTTTTCCTGCAGCAGCAGCGGGTATGCATAAGCACCAGCAGTTGTTGCAGCAGCAAACTGGTTAGAGCCATTGAGCGCAACTAGCGTGCCTGGCAGAACAGCAGCAGCCATGATGGCTTCCTGCACCTGTGGGTCATTCTTGCGGGCTGGGCCGCCTTTGATGGAGCCGTAACGAATAGCCATTATTCAGGTGCCTCCATATCTGCCAGGGAATCCTTGGCGCTGTTGTTCTGCGGGTCGCCAGCTTTCAGCGGGGCCGCTTTAGTGGTCTGCGCAAAGGCGTCGCGCAGTGCATCGCCCTGGAGCGAGTTAACCACTGAGTCGGGCCACTTGAGTTCAGCCGTGATAGCCGAGCGCATTTCACCTTCTTCTTTCTTGCTGTTTGCGGTCAGCTGCGACTGCAATTCAGCATTCTGAGCTTTAACCGCCGCCAGCTCGGTGTTGGTAGCGGTAAGCTGCTCCTGCACCGGCTTGAGCGCGTCAGCTAAAAGCGCCTTCATTTCTTCTGCATTCATTCCTGTTTCCTCGCTGTTAGTCTCAACCGGCTCAAGCTCGGTCTTATAAACGGCCTTAACCCGTTCACCGACGAATTGTACCATATCTTCCATGACCATGTATGGCTGCATATACACCTGGCCATCAAGCTCAAAACCGAAGCGATCATCATATACAGCAACGATATATGGCCACATGTCCTTGCCAGGATTCTCGGCTTTAATCAGGCTGCGAATCTGGTTTGTGATGTCGTCAAAGCTCAGCTTATTGGTGAGGAAGTTTGTTGCTTTCTTAAGCCATGTCATCTTATTTGCGCTCCGATCAGGCTCCTGCGACTCATTTAAATTAACTGTCATGCGCTCGATTTCCTGACCATTGGTTGAGAAGATGCCAACACCATCGGAAGGATTTCCTGCGCCAACCACGCCGGGGGGAAGATTGGCAAGGTGGTCCCACTCAAAATTAGCGCCAATCCACTTGTAGTCCTTGCCTTTAGAGGTGCCGCTCTTCTGCACCTTGTTCAGCATGAGGCCAGTGGAAACCTGGATAGGCTCCGCTTCTGCGTTAGTCATCAGCCCATCAAGTCGAGAAACAAGCTCCTTGCCTTTATCGCTTGATGAAGCAATGCGCTCGTTAACCTTCATATCAACCAGTACCTTTGAGCCATCATGCGAGGCGTTCTCCACCCAGGCTCCAATATGGTACTGGTTAACCGCACGCACCTCATTAGCTGACACGTACTTGCCATCAACCTGTGGATGGTCATACGGCGCAGGCTTGCCGTTCAGGCCTTGATAGGACTTGCGAATTTCATCAGCAGGATAAAGAATGCCGTTCATCACAATGTCATCGACCACGGGAACAACACCGCGAACGACAATATGTGAGTCACCATCGATAATCTGGCGACTGATGTTACTTGCGGAGTTGATAGTGGTCAGGACATTGACCTGGAGTTTGTTGCTGGCGTGCTTAAACTTTTCTACCTGCGTCAGGCGGTCTTTTGCTTCCTGCTCCGTATCATAAGAGCCTAACTGCTGCGAACCATCGGCGGATTTAACCACCCATTTCTCGCCAATCTTCACAATCATGGTAATAGCCTCATGTGCATTTAATGCGCACGATTGTATCACGTTTTATTTACGATAAGAGGCATGGCAATCCATGATGCAGCAGCAAGAAGGAAGATTCCCAGCGGGTTAACCAGGAAGCAGGTAAAGAAGAATGATGTCATTGCAATAGATAAGGCTTTCATAATGGATTCCTCCCTTAATGAAAGCCTGGACTATTATTTGATTTAAGGCAATGAGACTAATCCGCGTTGTCGCAATCCGAATCAATTCCAGTGATGGAAAGGTAGAGAGAAAGTGCGCACATAAAGCCATATGCCAACAAGTGCGGCACGTCAGTTGATAATGCCGCACGAATGGCGGCATATGCAGATAGAGATGTGAATAGCATATTCATGCTGTGTGCTCAGAGCGCTTTGAGGGAATTACGTTGTTCATGCCCACCACCTTGTTCCGTATTTCATGGCTTTTCCGACTTTAAATCCGCATTGCCTGATGAATTTTTCTGCCTGCCCTTTACGTTTGAATGTCTTACCCATTGCATCCCATGTTCCTTCATAGTTTTCCCGCGCTCGCTCAATCTGCTTCTCACCCATATCATTGCTCCTTCTTGAGTTTGTAATAGGCGCGCTCAAATCCCATCCAGTAGCGCCAGTATCGGAATCTCTGCCATCCGGTGTGCAGCAACATATCACTGCTCTCCGTTCTGATTGGTGGCCCGCTCCTGCTGCTTAATCAGCGAGCGAGATAACTCCAGAGTTCGCGACGTCAGCAAATTGAGTCTGTCTATAGCGCAGCTGATGATGGCATCCTGATGTGGAGTAAGGTTTAAGGAATCCCTGACCGCTTCCAGTTGCCCGGCGATAATGCTTTTCTCATGGTCCTGCTGCTCCAGTATGGGGAGTGCAATCTCAATGGCTTTCTTGTGCACTTCATCATTGATAGAAAGCTGCCCCATCTGCGATTTTGCGTACTGCAGCTCTTTCAGGCGCTTTGATGCCTTCTCGTAGGTTAGTTCATTGTTCATTTTGACTCCTGCATTTTTAAGAATACAATCATTGCGGCGCGGAGAGGGTTTGGGTCTTGCTCAATATAAACATCCTCGCCCTGCATCATCATTACAGCAGAGGGTGTCGCTAGTGCGCACCCCTGACCATTATCCTGAATTAAATCTATCGCATTGGCGACAATAATCGGCCCGGCATCAGCCCATGAATTGCATGGGTTGAAGTGATGCCAGTTTGCACCATCACCCCATCTAACGGCATTGCCAAACATTGGCACGCCAATTAACTCTTCAAAGTCAATTGCTTTCTCTGCCACTGAATGATTGATTTCAAAATCTGACAAATCGCTATAATTATTCATTTCTGCTCACCCTGATATTTATAATTAACATGGTCAACGTGCGGGTGTGTTCCCGGCCATGAAACCATGCTCTGCTTGTTGCGGCCCATCCGGTTACGAACTTCACGCAATCTCTGCTGCACTGCGTTGCGCTGCTTATCCAGCTCATCAAGCTTAGCAATCAGCGCCGCTTCTTCTGCTTCGTCATCTCTTCGTACTGGTTGTGTTGCCATTTGCTCATTCTCCCGTAGTATTTGAGTGCTACTGATTACAGCACCAGATAGTTATCTTCATCACAGAACTGAATTTCCCGTACCAGAAAGTACCTTCTCAGAAGCTGAGTGCTGCTCATTGGTTTTCTTGCTAAACGCTTCGTAGCTGTCGATTTGGCCTTCACGATATGCTGCCTCCACCCACCTTAGAATAGATTCACGAACGTGACTTATTGTCTGCTCATCAGCGCCGTGAAACTTTAGCTGGCGCGTCGCTATGTCAACCGAAAAAGCCTTTATGTCACCTATGTTGCTTCTCACAATTCTACTCCTATTTATGATACAATCTACTTCATCGCTTGACCTGATACTATATCTACGTCATCATAAGCGCAAGTTTAATTTTGAGAGGATGTGATGGGAAAGAAACGCAGCGAACCAATTGATGCATTAACAAAGATTATCACCGAGCGCCAGCCAGTCACGCTGCGTGGTGTGCGCCAGTATGCGGCCTGCTATGTGGCAATGAAGCAGTGGACGCGCGAGGAGATGTATGACTTCATCCGCGCAAATTTCGCCGTGGATGGTGAGAATAAAGTTACTTTGAGAGGTGAGTGATGCTTAAATTTGTGGTGCTGGAGAAGGGGAGGAGCATTCCTGTTCTTGATGGTGAGGCCTACGGGCATAGCTTCAAGGTTTTCAACTGCAGTCTTGATGCGTGGTCGCATCTTCTGCAAAAAGAAAATGCTGCTGATTATCGGGTTGCTCAGATTGACATTCAAGTCATAAGCATTAGCGGAGATATCGAGTGAGTAATAATAAATACAGCCGCCAATGCAAAGGCGCAACAATCGACGTGTACGATGTGCTGCAGGCGTTCGAGGTGACTAACCCAGCACTGCAGCACCTGATCAAGAAAGCACTATGTGCAGGATTGCGTGGCCACAAAGACCGCGAGCAGGACATGAATGAAATCTTAGAGAGCGCAAAGCGCGCAATTGAACTGGAGAGCAAATAAATGGCAGACCTCAGCAGCACTAAAAAAGATGCAACGTTTGATGAGTGGCATGAGCAGTTAGTTACCATGCTTGAAATGAATGGCTACAACCCTGCATTCTGCGATATTGGCCCTGACAGCATCGCAGAGATGGCCTATCATGATGGCTCTGCCGTAGACGACCACTTTTATGATAACTATGAGGCGGACGAATAATGCCGTTCATCGACCTAACCAAAGCGCAGTTATCATCTGACTACAGCGTCATCACGGACACCAATGCATCACTGCAATCTATCAGCACCAGCGGCGACGCCTCACTGAAAGCTGACGGATCGACCATCAGTTATCTGGTAAACAACCTGTCGCTGGCTGACGCTAAGCCTGTCCTGCTCAGTACCGGCAGCAATTATTATAAATTGGGCAACTATGCCGATGGCAAAGTCAGTGCGGAACTGGTGCGGATTGTGGAGGCGAAAGATGTATAAGATGAGCGGATTCGGAGAAGGTTAAAACAAAGCCCCACTCGGGGCTTTTATTTTGCATTGCTGTAATAATCCTGCCATTGGTACACCTGAAGCCTCAGAGACGCCGCGCACTTCGCATTATCCACATCAGCCTGCAAATCAGCATCACTATCTGCACCCGCAGCTACCAGACTGCACGGCTCACTTAGCATTGAGGCTGACGGAGTTGGCAGCGTCGATGGCTTGCTGGCGCAGCTGCACAGCAGTATCGTCAAACCTGCACACAGTGCGATTCGGGTCTTGCACATATTTCACCACATCACGGTAGACGGTACGGTACTTGGTTTCGGTGACAATCCGAACCTCTTCAGCCTTCGTATTGCTCTTTTCCTGCGCCGCATCAGCCTTTGCCTTGCGCTCAGCATACTCACGATTAACCTTTTCAGCATGCGCAGACCAGCCAGCCCGATATGCATAAAGGTGAGAGCCAGCCAGCAGCGCCAGGAAAACACCAGCAGCGATTAGCTTAAGTCGCAGATTCATCTTTCGCATCCTCAACCTTCTGCTCCAGCTCTTTCTTCTCCTTGCGAGTTGATACTCCACGACCAATCAGCATGGCGCAGAACAGAGCAAAGGCAACACCCTTAGCAACATAAGGTGGCAGTGTGGACTTGATATCATCCGGCATTGCCATCCATAGGTTGTTCAGGTCCTGCGGAAAGAACTGAAAGTACCCAAGGATTGCGGCCCAGATGGACATCAGCCAGGTGTTGAGGCGCTTCATGACATATACAACTCGCGCTCAGCGGCGCGCCGACGCACAAGACCTATCATCACCTTGCCACCCGCGTTTCTCCATACACCGAACTGAGCCGCTGCACACTGCCAGCACTTGGCGTTATGCTTGCGAAGGAGCGTTGACTTGGTGAAGTTGCCCAGGCCGATGTTGTACGCTAGGGACACCATTGCATCGAACTGGTTTTGTGTGGTTTCAGCGGTTAGAGCTTTACTGACTCCAGCCTCAAACTTCTCAATGTCATGCCGCAAGCAGTATTCCGCATGGTTTGGTGTGATGGTGTCACCCTTACCCACCCTCACTCCTGAAGGGTAAACCGTTGTGCCATAGCCAATGGTCCACGGCTCACCGCCCGTGCCTGGGTCTGGGTAGGCCTTAAGGCTGACGCCCTCGAATTGCTTAATCAGGTCGATACCTTTCTGTGAAATCTTCATCGCTCACTCCTCGCTCAATTTAAAATAATTCTACCACATTCTACTGCGGCCTGTTGACATCTACTGCGGTGATGGCTAATCTACTACACATAGAGCGGCAATGGTGCTGCGGGAGATGAGAGATGAATAATACAGGCGTTTTATTGGTGATTGGGTTTTGGTTCTGGGCTATCGCATCGTGGTTTACGCACATTGTGGTTTGCTTGCAGGATTCAGCATGGGGATTCCTCGTCGCAGGGGCGCTATTCTTCCCTGTAGCCTGGATTCATGGCACCGGAGTTTGGTTTGGGGCGTGGTAATGAAAACTTCAACCGTAACCTGGTCAGGCGCACGCTGGAATGTTATCCCGCTGGCGTGCGGATACCTCTGGCGGCTGGTTTGCCAGAGCGATAATCGAAAGGCAGTAATAGTTAACCATGAAACGCTGATTCAGATTCAGCATGGAAAATAACATGAATATCATCAGTGGCAAGGCATACATCTTCGGGTGGTTTGTGTTTGGCGTGCTGATGGTGCTGGGGTTTATAGCGGGAGGTTGAGATGGGAAACATGAGCTATTGCCAATTCAGGAATACAAAACTGGATTTCGAGCAATGTCTTGAAGCGATAGGGAATTGCGAGTCTTTGTCTGATTTCAGCCGGGACGAGCAAGAATATGCCAGGTCATTGCGAGAAATGGCTGAGCAGTACATTGAATGGTTCGACCAGGCTGATGCAGAGACTGAGGAAGACGAACAAGAAGAAGAGTAGCAGCGCAATGGCTTGTCACGACAGGCCATGACGGCGCTACACAACAGCGCTGATATTTCAGCAGGATAGATAACCAGATAGTTTTACCCTTATGCCCGGCGCAATGCTGGGCTTATTTTTTACCAGCCATCCACTCCGCTTTAGCTTCTGCATACCGT